TTGGTGGTGCAATCACCGGTCGTGGTGCTGATCTACTAATCATTGATGACCCGCACAAGGAACAAGATATTAGAGCAGATGGTAAAGCATTTGAGAAAGCGATGAACTGGTACACAGCAGGTCCACGTCAAAGACTTCAACCAGGTGGATCAATTGTAATCGTAATGACTAGATGGTCTACTAAAGATGTAACTGGACAATTATTAAAAGCTCAAGGCGAAGAAGGAAGCGACCAATGGGAAGTTGTAGAACTACCTGCGCTACTACCAAACGGAGAACCCGTGTGGCCTGAGTATTGGACAACAGAAGAATTACTTAAGACTAAAGCATCTATTCCAGTTAGTAACTGGAACGCTCAGTATATGCAATCTCCGACCGGGGACGAGGGAGCTTTGATCAAAAGAGAATGGTGGCAAGATTGGACTGGTAAAACTCCACCACCAATAGATTATATTATTCAAAGTTATGATACAGCATTCACTAAAGGCACAAAATCAGATTACAGTGCAATTACTACTTGGGGTGTCTTTGAGACTGAGGAAGATGGACAGAACATAATACTACTTGATGCTTTTAAAGATAGGTACGAGTTCCCCGAACTTAGACGCGTGGCCTATGCACAATACTTAGAATGGAAACCAGATATGGTAATCATCGAGGCTAAGGCTTCAGGACTACCTTTGACCCACGAATTACGTCAAATGGATATACCCGTAATTAACTTTACTCCTAGCCGAGGAAATGATAAACATGTTAGAGTAAACTCCGTAGCTCCTCTCTTTGAGAGTGGCAAGATCTGGGCACCTATGCATGAACACTTTGCACAGGAAGTTGTAGAGGAGTGTGCGTCTTTCCCGTTTGGAGAGCACGATGACTATGTGGATAGCACAACACAAGCTATCATGAGAATTAGACAGGGCGGTATGGTTCGTCACCCTGAAGATTACAAAGAAGAACCATTGGTTAAAGGGGAAATAAAATACTATGGCTAAAGGCTTAATTGAAATCGCATTACAACTAGGATCTAAACTTGGTGCTAATACATCCAAGTTTCTCGGTACCCGATCAAATGTTAGTTTTCTGGGAACAGGGCCCAAGGATGGTATGTTGTTTCAAAAGAATATTAATCCAGAATCATTTGCAACTATAGGTATAGAAAAAGTTATTCCAGATATCGAGTCTTCATTAGCTTATGCTACAGCAAACAAATTAAATGATATCGAATTAAATACATTAATCAAAAATTTAAAAACAATGGATGAAACCATTAATCCAACTAACATTACGGAACTTGGTATAGATTCATTAAGAGCTAAGTCTGGAATGATTGAGAGACAAGCTACAGAAGCAGCTAGTGATATTAAATCAATTGACGATGCAGCAGCCGGTGTTAACGCAGCGGACGCAGCAGCAGACACAAGTCCATTAATGTCTAAAATAGAAAATAGAATCGGTGGAATGAGAGATGAGACGGAAGCGGCAACAGGGATCATGGCAACTGTTGAGAAGGGTGATCTTCCAGCTAAGACTGGGGCAGCCAGAGAATTTTTAGTTAATAGTTTAAAAGTTGGAGACGACTATCCATCAACTACATTATCAGATGTCATGTCAGCACAAGATATGAAATATATTATGGAAGGTGGTGGAGGAGCAATGGGTGATCCATTAGTTCTAGTACAAAAGTATTTTGGTCCAAGAATCGCTGAGATGATTCCTAATGGTGGAACAACTGAAGAGATCGCAATATTTACAAAAAGAGTTATGAACAACGTCGAAGATGCTAAAGGTTTAAAACCTGATGAAGAAGGTTTTGATGCTTTGACTGCAACGTTCGTAGATCAATTAGCTAATGGCGGTAGAGCCGGTTATGCTAAAGGTGGGTTAGCCAAGATCCTGGAGCTGTAATGGGTAAGAAAGTATCCGAGATGACTCCTGAACAAAGAGCAAATAAAAAGAGAACACAATCCATATATAATGCAAAAATATCTTCAGAAATAGCAGACAATAGAATACTTACTTATAGAATTTTTGGAAGAGATATATCATTACCAAAAGGTTTTACTTTTGGTCCTGGTGTAAGCCTATCCCAAAATAAAACTAGTATGGAACGAGGTTTTAAAAAATTAGAACAATTTCTTGCTAATCCTACTCCTGAAAATTGGTCTAAGTTATTTGGTTCTAAAAATCAGTTTGGTATGCAATTAAGAAACTATCTTGCTGATGGAGATAAGGCACCGTCTTTAAAAAAAGATGTTAAAGGAACGATGGCATCAAAAAAACTATTTGATACTATAGGTCTTAAAGAACTACTAAAACCAGAAGACATTAAAACAATTAAAACTGTAACCAATAATTTAGGTGATGCTTCACGAATAAAAGCAAGAAAAGCAAGAAAGCTTATACCGATGTCAGAAAACGAAAAAACTATTAGAAATTTTTCTGGTGGAGAAGATTGGCTTAAAGCTAATCCTGATTCTACCAAAACAATTGATAACCAAAATGTTTGGAGAAATAAAGCTAAGACGATAAGACAGATACTCAAACAGCAAGAGAAGATTGGAGGGTTTCCTCCTGGGTATAGCAATGAAAGAAAATTATGGGCAAGTTTATATAGAGCCAGTAAAAGAGGTGACCGTATAAAAATAGTTGGTGAGTTTGCAGATGGTAAACTTCCGGTAGATAAAGATTTAAATAAAGTTAAATGGAATTCCGTAAATGAAGCAGGTGTTCCAGCTTGGAAAAGAGTAAAATTTAAAGATATAGAAGCACCTGGAAACCCAACTTTTACTTTTCGTGAAAACGGTAGTTTTGCCAAACAAATAGATAAAGTTTTTGGAGAAGGTTTTTTCAAACAATCAACTGATGCTTATAATACACAACAAGCAATGGGTGCTGAAAAAATAGATGGTCAAAGCTTAAAAGATATTTTTAGAAAAAAAATTTTAATTAATGAATTAGTAACTTTACCTTTAGAAGGCAGAGAAGGTAGAACTAAATGGAAAGCAGCTGAGATGCCTACTCCAGCAGAAGTTAAAAGATATTTAAAAGCAAAACTAAAAGGGTTTGCTATGTCAGAAGTCCATCATCCTTATGGTGTGGGAAAAGATCCGTACACAACTGAATCTGCTTTAAGAGCTGCCAATAGAGAAATGGGTTATGCTGAAACAAAATTTAAAAACTCAGGAAACATGGATGTATTTCGTACTGAGATAGAAAGAATCAACAAAGATATTGGTGGTATAAGAAGTAATGTAGATGGAGCCATGGTAGGTAAACAAGCCACTAGTGGTGAACAAATATTTAATGAAAGTTTAAAATTTACATCTAAAGCTGATCAACCTGGATTAAGAAAATTATTAATAGAACAAGGTGAAAGAGGCGGAACAATTTGTGGACTAGTTGGTTTTAAATCTAAAGGCGGACGTATGATGTTTGCTAAAGGAACTGGTTGTGGTGAAGAAGTAGCCCAAGCTTTTGATAAAGAACCTCTTAGATTTTCTGATGAAGTAACTAAACTTCCTTATGAAGAGGGTCCATTAAACAAAGTAAAAAACTTTGCGAGTAAATTTTTATCTGTTGCCAAAAAAGGTGGAAAGTTTGCAGCGTTCGCCGGTGTAGGTGCTGCAACTGCAGGACTTGTTAAAGAATTTAGAAATGATGATCCCTCAACTTATTTATCAAATGAAGTACAACAAAAAAATATGTTAATTGATATGCTAACACAACCGGTGTCAGCGCCACTAGAGGTACCTTCTACAGTTTTTGGTGATGCAACATTACCGGCTATAGGTGCAGTGACTGCAGCGGGTATGATACCAGGTGGTGGAGAATTATATAGACAAAGAACAGGAGCAGGAACTATGAAAGGTCCTTTAGGTGGCCCTCGTTTAGATGCTGATAAATTAAGAATACCTAAAGCAAGAACTAGTCCATTCAAAGCAGCCTTTGGTCCCTTCTCCGGTGTACTTGGAAAAGGATTAGCGGCTACGGGAACACCGTTAGGAATGTTAGCTCTTGAGCCATTATACATTGGTCAACAAATAGCTGATGGGGATTCAGCAGGCGAGATTGCCACTAACCCATTAAATTATTTAGGACCTGCATTTGCCGGATCATTATCAAAAGAAGCAACAAGATTTGCCGGACCAAAAATGGCAAACTTTATGAGATTAGGTATAAGCCCTATGGCATTGAAAACAGTATCAAGAAGATTTGGATTACCGGGTCTTGGAATATCAGCTGGTATCAGTGCGTATGAAATGTATCAAAATAAAAAAGCAGGCAGGGGGTTATTTGAAGATGAGTAAAAATAAAACTCTTGTTGCAAATATGCAACATGTTAAATTAAAAGAAATCCCACCATTAAAGGGACCAGACTCACAAGGCTTGAATGTTCCTTTAAAACAAAGTACAACAATAAAGAACTCGGAGAATATAAATGGCAGATATGGACAAAGCTCTACCAAACGTAGAGACAGAACTTAAAACACCTAGCGACGAGGAAGTTGCTATATCAGAACAAGAAACAGCTGAAGCACAAGTTGGACCAGAAGATATAGATGTAGTTCAAGAAGAAGATGGTAGTGCTACAATTAATTTTGACCCATCAGCAGTTAATCAACCGGGTGGAGAAAGCCACGGAGATAACTTAGCAGAATTATTACCAGAAGATGTATTAGGAAAACTAGGTTCAGAATTAGCAGAAAATTATCAAACATATAAATCAGCAAGAAAAGATTGGGAAGATTCTTATACTAAAGGTTTAGATCTTTTAGGATTTAAATATGAAAACCCAACACAACCTTTCCAAGGCGCTTCCGGTGCAACTCACCCAGTATTAGCCGAAGCCGTTACACAATTTCAAGCACAAGCTTATAAAGAATTACTACCAGCTACTGGTCCTGTACAAACTCAAGTTATTGGTTTGATAAACAGACAAAAAGAAGATCAGTCAGTTAGAGTCAAAGAATTCATGAACTATCAGCTCATGGATGTAATGAAAGAGTATGAACCCGAGTTCGATCAAATGCTTTTTTATTTACCTCTCAGCGGCTCTGCATTTAAGAAAGTTTATTACGATGAACTACTTGGTAGAGCCGTTTCAAAATTCGTACCGGCAGATGATTTACTAGTTCCTTATACTGCAACCTCTATTGCAGATGCAGAATCAGTTATTCATGTAATTAAAATGTCAGAGAATGATTTAAGAAAAAAACAAGTAGCAGGATTCTATATGGATATAGAACTAACACCTGGCTACAATGAGGAAACTGACGTAG